CAGAAGAGTTTTGGAAGTCGGTAGCCTTGACCTCTATGGCTCTATTAGGCAATTCTTTGATAACTGTGCTTATCTTGGTGTTGACCTTGGCATAGGTCGTGGCGTTGATTTGGTAGCCAAGGGAGAGGATTTAACTTTTTCTGACAATAGCTTTGACGTAGTAGCAAGCTGCGAGTGTTTTGAGCATAACCCTGAGTGGGCTAAGACGTTCAATAACATGGTCAGAATGTCTTGTGGTCTGGTGTTCTTTTCCTGCGCTACAACCGGCAGAGCAGAGCATGGAACACGCAAGACAAACCCACAAGATGCGCCATTCTGCGGTGACTATTACCGCAACCTAACTGAGAAAGATTTCCTTGCTGAGTGTGACATGAGCAAATTCGCTGAGTACCAGTTTGGTGTCAACGAAATTGCCCATGACTTGTACTTTTATGGCGTTCTAAGCAATACGCCTTCAAACGCATAAGTGCCGATATGGGCTAGGTCTACCCAAGGTGCAGCCCATACTCTAAAGCCATTCTCTCTAGCTTTCTTGCAGAAGTAATAGTCTTCTGACAACAACAGATTAGTCTCAGGCTCAATGCAAGTGGCAAAGAATTCGTGGATGGTTTCGCCGTTTTGTTTGTTCATCAAGTCCATGACGTTATTTAGGTAGGTCGGCACTTTGCCAATCATTCCCTCATAAACCTCGCGCTTGATGAGCATAAAGCCTGTACCGCCATTCCATATCTCAATAGGCTGGTCAATGGGTACTGTGATGGTTTCCTCATAGTTAACCAAGTTAACAACAAAGTTGCCGGTATGGTGTTTGAGTTCGCTGTCCGGTACTCCTGCGTCCATAGCCTTGCGTACTGTCAGCCAGTTGATTTCTTTCTTAGGATAGATGCCGCAGATGATGTCTACGTTGGATTCAATCATTTTGAATATTTGTTCAGGATTGAAACGAATGTCTGAATCAATCCAAAGCATATAAGTGCATGGGGACTTCAAAAAGGCAGCAGCCAGTAAGTTACGCGCACGTTGAATCAAAGACTCATTGAACAGAAAAGAAAAGGTCAGGTCTATGTTTCGGTTAGTGCAAGCCTTTTGAAGCTGTAAGCAGCCTTGTGTGAAGTAGCCAAAGCATTGACCGCCGTACATTGGTGTTGCTACAAACAGATGGATTTTCTTTGGTGGATTGAGTTCGATTACGTCTGACATGGTTATCCCTTTGGTTGTTGAATTGGTGGGGCTACCCGAAACGCTGCCCCGTCACGTTCCTAACTGTCCTTGGTGGACTCACCTTCGGGCTGGCGGGGGTCTTGCATTTCTTCAATGACAACGTGCAGCAAACCGCCTTTGATGTTTTCGCCTCTAATCATTTCAATGTGGTCAACTTGAAAGTCATCATCAAATACTCCGGCGTGTTCAAGAGCATCCAATACCGCCTTGATGCGGTTATCAATGTCTATCTTGCGTTTGTCCCGTGGTCTGAGGATAAGTGTTAGTTTCAATTTTTTATCCCCAAATTTAGGAATGTTGTTGTCAATGACAAATTGGATGACTGCTTCTCTAAACTCTCTGCCGTTCTTGCTGATGACTGTGCGTCCTCTGAAGTTACGCCAGTAGGTGTTCATACTTGGCGGGTAGGGTAAAGAGAAGCTGGTTTGCATCAAAAGGGAATATCCGAATCTTTAGGATATACGTCCGGAGTTACGTCCTTTGGATATTGCTGCTTGTCTTTGTTCCAGTCAGGGTCATTGACTTTGAGAGAGAAGTATTCCCCGTATGGTCCATTGTTGTTCCATACGCCAAAGTTAATGACTTCTCCTTTGAACATAAGAGTACCTTTCCAATCAGGCTCGGTCTCCTTTTTCTTGTAGAGGTTCTTGGTGATACGTCCTTTCAATTCGAGTGGAACGTATTTAGGTTTTTGGTTATCCATGAAGTGCCTTTCGGTAGTGGTATCGGGCAAACTCGCGCCCATTTTCTTTAACCATTTCTGTAAAGATTGAATGTCCCTGTCTTCGCAAAACTTCGATATGTGCTGCAAGCCTGAAGCTACCGAAATGCTGGAGTGCGTCCTGTGGGGTGAGCGTTCCGACATTTTGTAGGTAGTTCAATATTCTGGCTCGTTGTGTTCCGAGTCTGCTGATAACGGGGACTGTTCCGGCTTTGGGTGTTGGTTTACTCCTGCCTTAGATAACTCAGCCCGAATCTTGATTTTCTGAAAGCTGTCAAAGTTTGTGGTAACAGTCATATTAGCTTCAGCCAAGGCTTTAACCTTGTCTTGCTTGACTTCAGAAGTTAACTTGGGTGAATCCATAATCTTCTTCAAGAGCGCCCCGTAAGCCTCAATCCATTCCTCTGCTGTCTCATGGCTTGAATAGATGTTGCCATCCGGCTGGATGATGCTGTATGCCCCTGCTGGCGCTGAAACTTCCAAGACTTCAACTACCGGCTGCACAACCTCAACCTTACCCATATTCTTGGGTGGCTCAAAGTCCATAACTTCCTCGGTTGCGTAATGCCCCAAGATACAAGCTGGAAAGACGCTACGCACGGCTCTAGAGATGACCCTAGCCCGTAGCATATCTTCGGGGTATTTAGACCATCCTGACCCCTCTCTGACCAATCCTGCTTGCTTTGCCATCTCGATAGTCCATTCAACTGTCAGAGTGCCGCCGGAAGCGTGTTTGAATGTGCCTTTGACTGCTTTGGGAGAGACTGCATCCCATTGGACTGTGCCGCCAGCAAGCTGGAATCTAGCTAGGATAGCTTGGCTTTTGAGTGCTGGTCTGCCTTGGATGATGTCGTACTCTTGTACAACAGTAGCGGGGTGTTTATTTTCTGCTTGGGCTACAAGCATGACCGCCATGACTTGTTCTTTGTTCTTAAAGCCATAAAAGCCTGATTTGACAATGGCATCAGCCATGACTGTCATATCGGATACTGGAACAATATTGCTCATTTGGTAAACCTTTCAATTAGAGTTAGGAAAAATTCAAGGGTTGACGTTATCGCCATCAACCAAATTGCTATGTCTAGGTGTTTCATCTCTTGCTTTCAACATTGCATCAGCTATGTCGTACGCCATTTCAGCATACAACGCTAACACCGGAGACAATGGTCTTTCTCCTGAAATAAGGGCTTGCATAGCTTTCGCTGCAAAGTAGTCTCTGAGTGTCATGCCAATCTGTGCAACACCGGTTTTAGGGTCATGGGCAGATGGAAAAGCGTATTTGCTCATGGTTAGACCTTTGCCTTTCTGCCGGGCTTTGCCTTTGGTGCGCCATCTATCTTCACGCCATATCTAGCGTTCTCTAGACTCACAATTCTCATGTGTTGGTTAGCCAATGCCTTTGATTGCATTTCTATCCTTCCCTCTAGATAAGTCAACTTCTGCTCTAAAACTGTCACTCTATCTTGATGTTTTAAAGTAAATAACATGGCTTACCCTTTCAGTAAGAATCGGCGTGAACCGGCGGTTTCTCTGACGTATGACTTATAAATGTCCGGCATAGATGCCTCAAACAGTTTTTGGTCAAACTTCTGACTGCCCTTAGATGTTTTCCAAGTAGCTAGGATAGTGCCATCAATTGCTACCAATTCAGAGTTAACACCCATGAATGACTGCAATGCAGTTTCTAGTTTGTCTTTCTTTTCTTCAAACTGTTTTATCTGGTCTTTAAAGTATTTCAAAGATGAGCAAGCTGCTTCTAAATTTGCTGGCGCAGTTATGCTGGTCGGTGCAGATTGAGAATAGATTAACTTTGTCTGTTCGGTTGTCTCAGGCTCAAGTGGCTGCTTAGTCGATACAGCAGACCAGAAGTGCGCCATATCTTTGACTAGCTGCTCTTTCTGTGCTTCGGTGATTGTGAATTCAAACACTTCAAAGTTCTGACCACCAAACAATACTGCAAGGACAATATGGTCAATATTGTGGCAAGCTGCTTCGTGGATGAGTTGCGCCATATCAGCCGCAGGGATGATGTTGGCTTCGGAGTCAAACTTGTTGCGAACAGCAGCGTTGTAGTTTTTGGCTTCCACAAGCGTTTTTCCATCAGCAGAAATAAAGTCAAAGTGGGATTTAAGCCAAGTCTCTTTTGGGTGCGTAAGAGAGTAGTCGGCATCTTTCAATTCAATCTGAAGTTTCTGACTAGCAAGCTGACCAATGATGGGTTGCATCACATGACCCATTTGGACTGCTTCAATGTTGCTTAAATCAACTTTAGGCTTGAGTCCAATCTTCTCTAAGACTGCATCATTACCGCGCCCATTAGCTGCTTTTCGAGAGTCGCTTGACCACCAAGCTGAGTCGCGTATTTCATCTGCAAAATCATTTCTATCATTAGCCATGTTTATTCTCCGTAGTTAGGATTGATACTGCTCTTCCGAGTGCTTGTGCTACACCTTTTGCTCTGTCGTAGAGTCCTTCAAACTTGCGTACATCATCAGTTAACTGCTCAATCTTGTCGTTGAGTTCTGCTTTTTCAAGCATGAGTCGCTTAACGTGTCGTTCAAGATTGTCAGATTCTTCTTTTGATTCTTTGAGTTTTGAGGATAAATCTGCTGCCTTTGACAAAAGATTTGTATATTCTTGTGACAAAGTTTGTCCATAAACCTTAGGTTTTGCTTTGCCTTTTGGAGTGGTATCAGATGCCATAACCGGTCACCTCATCTTCTATGTTCAATTCAAACAATTTGCCATCAAGTCCACAATCGCTACCGGTTGTACGCATAGATTCACAGTAGGTGTATTTGGCTTCACCGGTAACAAGGTTGATAACCTCGCTGGCTTTACACCGGTCGTAGTT